TCGGTCTGGTCGGCGCCGAAGACCCAGTGACCGGTCTTGTCCATCTTGAGGATGGCAACACCGCCAGCGGCGGAAGGGGTGACGTTACGCAAGGCAACAGCGATTGATGCGATGGAACTGTTTTGGACTACAGGGAACATTTGTTTATCCTTGGAGTTTAGAGAGGGCCGACTTGAGTTGCGACCCGAGTTGCAGAACTTGCGGGCGTGGATCATCCACATCTGCAAGCGTCGTACCCGAACTGATAGCGACAGTTGAACCTTCCGGCAACGCGAGTTTCAGTTTCTTCAACTTCTTCTCGACAACAGCAGGACTGCACATCTTGGTTTCAGTCAGTTCGGATTCTGGCAGGTGGCTGAGTAGCAGCACTTTGGCTGTGTCCTCATTCACCCATGAGCGTGTCGCGCGTTTGGCGACGAGTTTGTAGCCGGGCACCGTGGCCCCTGATTCAAGCATGGAGAACGCGAGCGCGCGAAGTTCGGCAATCCATGCCTCCAGTTGGTCAGCGGTTTTCAAGTATGCCCCGATCTGATCGGCCGGTAAAGCAGCGATCTGCGCCGTCTTGACCCGCTCGACTTCGCCTGTCATCACGGGGCACACAGGCTTCGCCGCGCACCACTTGCACCACTTGCCAGCGGACAGCATCGCGTTGTCTTCCTGCGCTTCTTTGACGGCGGACGCCAGTTGCCGCTCGAACACATCAAGGCGCTCGGGCGTTGTCTCCCAGACCTTAATGCTGGGTGGTTGCACGATGACGATCTTGATCTTGGTGGCGCCTTTGAAAATCCACTTGGTCGTGTCGGTACGCCGCGCGGCGCAAGCGTAGAACATCCCTTGAGCGTTTTCCTCCGCCTCGACCGGCACACCGTTGCCAAACTTCCAATCCAGCACCACAGCCGTATCGCCGATCCGACCCAGCAAGTCGGCGCTGCCGAACACGCCAGGAAGGAAGTCGCCGAAACCCACGCGCTGCTCGACTTCGTAGTCCATTTCGTTGTTAGGGTCAATGGTGTTCAGCAGACGCAGCGCGACCAACAACTTATCCTCAACCAATTCTTCGGTCAAAGTCTGGTCGATGTACTGACGCCCGATCAGATCGCGAGCGCTCTTGCACCGGAACTCCAGCACGTCAGCAATGCAGTCGTGGAGGAGCGTTCCTTCATCTGCGAAAGGGCTGGAAGGCTTCGGCGGCATCTTCGCCACCAGTTTCACCGAACCAGGGCAGTTGATGACCCGCTCGGCGGTCGAGCCTCCTACGATGTCAGAGTGCTTCATCGGGCGTCTCCTCCACGTAGGTGAACGTGGCGTTTGGAGCGTATGTGTACGTCTCCAGATGCACGTTGTTGAACTCTGCTTGAGGGAACTGCCGTTGCGCCCACGTGAGCAGTATGTCGTTGATCTCTTTTGGGTCTAGTGTCAGTTTCATGTGTACTTTCGTTTAGTGGATGGGAGCGCCCATGCTACCATCGCCGCATCTCAAGTCAACAACTTTTTTATGCTTGAACGAGAAATAGAGAAATACCTGATCCGCCGCGTTGAGGCGTTGGGGGGCAAGGCGTACAAGTTCGTCAGCCCCGGCAGAGCCGGTGTCGCCGACAGGATCGTGTGTTTGCCCAATGGAGAGACATGGTTTGTCGAGGTCAAGACCGAGGGCGGCCGGATGTCGGCCTTGCAAAAAGTTTTTGCCGAAGATATGATTCGCATGAACCAGCGGTACATTGTCGTCTGGAGCAAGGAGCAGATAGATGAAAGTTTTGGTGGCGTGTGAGTACAGTGGGATCGTCCGCGACGCGTTTTTTGCGCGCGGGCATGAGGCTATGTCGTGCGACTTGTTGCCGACCGACAGGCCGCGCCCGATGACGGGCGGCACAGGCCGCGGGAGCCATTACAGGGGCGATGTCAGGGACATTTTGGGTATGGGGTGGGATTTGATGATCGCCCACCCACCCTGCACTCATCTGGCCGTGTCTGGCGCGCGCTGGTGGAAGGACAAACAGTCCGAACAGGCGGAGGCACTCGACTTTGTGCGCCTGCTGTTGGCTGCACCCATCAAGAAGATCGCGCCGGAGAACCCCATCAGCAAAATCTCAACGGCCATTAGGAAACCAGACCAGATCATTCAGCCGTGGCAGTACGGCCACGGCGAGACAAAGGCGACTTGCTTGTGGCTGAAGAACCTGCCATTGTTAGTGCCTACTAACATAGTAGACGGTCGGGAGGCGCGCGTACACAAGATGCCACCCAGCCCTGACCGCTGGAAGCACCGCAGCACCACACTACAGGGCATCGCTGACGCGATGGCAGCGCAATGGGGCTAAGACCATACCAAGAACTAGCCGCCGACTTCCTGTACGCCCGTGACCGCGCGATGATCTTGGCGCCGGTAGGTGCGGGCAAAACCTGCATCACGCTGACGGCGATGCAGGGTCTTGGGAAGTTCCTTGTCGTCGCCCCGAAGCGCGTGGCGGTATCGGTCTGGCCGACAGAGGCTAAGAAGTGGGCTCCGAACCTGTCGGTGGCCGTGTGCGTCGGCACACCAGCGCAGCGGGTGAAGGCGCTGATGGAAGACGCCGACATCACGGTCACCAACTACGACAACCTGCAATGGCTGGCGAACAATATGCGCCCGTTCGACGGGATTGTGTTCGACGAGTTGACACGGCTGAAGAACCCATCCGGCGCGCGGTTCACGGCGCTGCTGAAGGTGATCAAGCCCATAAGGATTCGTTGGGGGTTGACCGGATCGTTCACATCCAACGGTCTGGAGGATGTGTTCGGCCAGTGCAAGATCATCGACCAGAAGTTGCTAGGTCGCAGCAAGGGTGCTTTTCAGCAGCAGTATTTCGTCCTCATCAACAAGGAGTACGGCGAGTGGGCGCCGCGCAAGGGTTCGCTTGAGGCGGTCATGGAGCGCATCAAGTCCGCCACGTTCGTGCTGGAGCCTGGCGAGTACGCCGACAAGCTGCCGCCCCTGCACACGGTCAACATTGAGTGCGAGATGGACATGGGCGACTATAAGGAAATGAAGCAGGAGATGGTGTTGCGCTACGGAGATGACCGCGCCATAGCCGCCAACGCCGCCGTGGTGACGGCCAAGTTGCAGCAACTGGCGTCAGGGTTCGTCTACGCCGAGAACGGCGTGACCATTAGTACCTCATCGCACAAGTTCGACGCGCTCGACAATCTTTTGCAAGAAAACCAACACGCCAATACAATAGTTGTTTACAATTTCCAAGCGGAACTGGAAGAACTCCAGCGCCGCTACCCGAAGGCCAGAACCATCGAGGGGGCTATCGACGACTGGAACGAAGGGAAGGTAGAACTGCTTTTGATCCACCCCAAGTCCGCAGGGCATGGGCTGAATCTTCAGCATGGCGGCAGCAAGATCGCGTTCTTTTCGCTGCCGTGGTCGTTGGAACTGTATGAGCAGATGATAGGGCGCCTCCATCGTAGTGGGCAGCGCCACGATGTTTGGTGCTACCGGATGATTACCAAAGACACCGTGGACGAAAAGATCGTTCGGGCGTTGGAGGATAAACAGTCGGTGTCAAGTATTGCTATGGGGGCGCTGAAGTGAAGCAAAAGTTATTTGCCGCGAAAGCGGAACTGAGAATCAGGCAGCGGCAGATGAACGCCGCCATACGCGGCTACAACAAAGTGGTACGGAGGATAGATGGAATCACTAGAAAACTGGAGAGTGCTGAACCAGCACCTGAACACGTTCGACGAGGAGAAGGTGTTGATGTTGTTGGAACACGAAAAGAAGAACCGGCGCAGGGCGATGGTGCTGCAACGGCTGCACCAGCGGTACAACGCGATGAGAGTGTCGAGGGAACGGATTGAACTGCTGGCGACGGCGAGGTCGGTATGAAGTGGAATAGCGGAACACCCGCGCAGCCAGGGTGGTATCCAGCACGGTTCGGGCGTAGTCCTGCATGGAATGGGTCGTACAGGTGGTGGGACGGCGACAAATGGTCATGGGCCGCGTTTGCGCACGAAACGCCAGAAAAGGCTGGCCGATGGGCGGCCAAGAAAGAAGTCAAGGCATACAACAAGGAGATCGTATGGGGCGAAATTTAAGATATCCCCGCACGCTTCAAGAAGCGTTTGGGCCGTGCACAAGCAACGAGATTGCAGAGGTCTATAAGTACCCGAAGTGGGTGTGGCCTATGTGGATACTGTGGGCACTACTGTGGCTGGGAGTGTACCTATGGGCGTGAACGACATACAGATCGCAGGATCGCACTATAAAGATAAGGCCATCCAGCCGTGGGACTATATTGTGATGAATGAGATACCCTACTTAGAGGGTAATGTAATCAAATACGTCAGCCGCTGGCGCGACAAAGGCGGTATTGCTGATCTTGAGAAAGCACGGCACTACCTGGATAAACTTATTGAGGTCAATACATGAGTGACTTACAAAAAGCAGCGCAGATGGCGTTGGAGTATTTGGATGCACCAACTGCACAACTATTCAAAGACGCCCGTTTAGCCCTCCGCGCTGCCCTCGCGCAGCCTGAGTCTCTTGAACCAGCGGGGGAGGAGGACATGAAGGTATATGCCGCAATTGCCGAAGGGTACGGTCGGCTTGAGAAAAGGATCGGCTGTGTGCAGCATGACTGTGATGTGTGCCAAGCCAGAGTCCTCGCGCAGCCTGAGCCCGACAAAATCCAGAAAGCCGTAGAAGCAGGGGCTACGTTGTCTGCTCGACTGCAACACCAAGATAGTCGGTGGGAGCAGCCTGAGCCTGAGCCGGTGGCCTATCAATGGCTGGGCACTAGCGTGATCCGCAAGCGCGTTCCCAAAACCGCAGAGGCAGACGCATGGCAACCCCTCTACACACATCCACCCCAGCGCAAGCCGCTGACTCGGAAGGAAATCCTCGATAGGGCGATAGTCGAGATGAGCATGGTTATCAAAGAGCAAAAGAATGGGATAGGGGGTGAGGTATGAATACCGAAGAAAAACCATCTAGG